GCCTCTAGGTTTATTTAAGCGCCCAGCAGTCTCAAAGATTGCGCCTGATCTAGAATTATTGTAAACATAAAATGCAGCTCTATAACCGCTGTTATTGCGTTTGTTTTGACCTGCTGAATAGGCCACGCCACCTATTGCTAGAGCATAATCGTATGGTGGAAATAATTTTTTTGGATCTTTAATGGTCTCTAATGATGCAGTGCCTTTACCCCAGCCGCTTAAAACTTCGCTTTGTTGTGGCATATAGCCACGGGCTCGATCCCGCACAATTAACATGGCCCGCTTAACGTTTTTAGACATCTCTTTATTCAGGTCTTTGTCTACATCCTTCATAGCCTTCTGGAGTTGCTTAACGCCGTTTACCACGACTGGCATTTTTAATCTCCTTAGCTCTGTCTGTCAATACCTGGATTATTGCTAGATACATTTCTGTATCCATATCAATAAACTCTCTAGGCGGTATTCCAGTCTCTACTGCTAACTGCGCAATAGTGTAAGCAATAGAATTCCGCTCAGTTATTTTTTTTCTTCGTCTAATACCTCGACAGTATCTAGAGTGTCTATAAACTCTGATCCCCATAAAGGTATCTGTGCGCCAGCCCTGCGTAAGCATTCATAAGCCAGCCAGAATATCTCTGTTTGACGCTCATGCTCACGCAAGACCTTGCTAATTCCTGATCCGTACTTTAACTCGAAAGCGTACTCGACACCTGGTGTGATCTTATGCTCTGATACTTCACCATTAGCCCTTGTTATCTTTAGCTTTGCCATTGTTACTCCTTAGTTAGAATGCCACCGATGGCGACACTGTTACTGCGGAGTTTACTGTAAAGGAGATACTTGATGTTGCAACTTCAGCCACGCCACCTTGACCGATTGGGGTCAGGTTATTTACCAAGATTGAGAATTGGTAAGTTGGGTTTGTAGCTGATACGGCAGTGCCTTTAACAGTGATTACTGATACTGCTAGGGTCTTGCCAAATGCTGCGCTAAGTGTCTCATTAACTTGAGATGCTGCCCAGTCATTGATAAAGTCCACGCTGAATGTTGCTGCTTGTAGACCTGCAACAAACTTGTGGGCAGTATCGCCCATCGCTGTTACTTCTAATTCATCTACGATCTGGTTAATTACGGCATTAGTTACGTATGAACTGATGTCGATTGAAGGTGTGGTTGGTGCCGCATTGGTAGCCAACTTAACACCTACGTTATTATTTAAATAGATTGCCATTGTTATTCCTCGTCTTTCTTAGTTTGTGCAGTTGGTTTTGGTGCGCTTGCTAATTGGCCTGTCTTCTTTAAGAAGGCTAAGTCTTCTTCGTGTGTACTCATTTTAACTCCAGCTCGTTAGGATTGATACAGTTATTTCTGATGTTAATAAATCTCCACTAGCTGCGTTAGTTATAGCTGGAGCGGAGACACTTGATATGTTGTAAACCAGGGTCGATGCCGCTAGTTTGGTTACTACTGCCACAATAAAGTTTTCCATACCTAGCAAGTTGCCTTGATTGTCAAATGCAGGTGTAGTTATTAAAATCTTAAAATTAGCCAAAGGTGCTATAGCGGTTTGACTATTATTGTTCGGAATTATGTAGGGATCTGATGGGGTGACCACGACGCTGTTAGCAAGCAAAGTTGCAGGCGGAAAACTAAAAGTAGACCATACTCCAGCGTTTGCTAAAGCGGTTGCTAGCGTGCCACGCAGGGTGCTTATTGCAGCCATTAGCCGACCAGTGAATTAGGACTTGAATACGGCTGGATGAGACCACGCACTCTGTTGATCAGCTGATAACCCATCCGATATGGGCTTGCAGAGATCCCATCCATACCTACCCCACCAGTCTGGCTAACTTGACGTGCTTGCCAGATGTCTACAGCTACGATCATCGCAGCCTCTCTGATGGCAGGGGTCGCAGTGTAAGCCTGTGCTTTATGCTCTGGGCCAAGGGCTCGGCCGTATGGTTTAATAAAATGAAAGTTGTCATCCGCAGCTGTCTTTGCGTATTGTATAAAGCTGTAGCCGTTAGGGTATGAACTTAATGCGTATGTACTCCAAAACATTGTGCCGATTGAAGCAGGCACTGTAGTACCGGGGAATGATCCTGTTAATGTGTATGTGCCGTTATACGTTGCACCACAATTAGATACTGTTATTGATTGACCTGTAGTAAATATGCCAGGGTTTGATAAAACTAAAGTTGCTACGTTATTGCTAATAGATGAAGCCACTACTGGGGCATCGTTATGCCATAAATAACCTTGTATTAAATCTTCTGCCGATTGGCAGCACTCTTCCACTGTAGCGTCACTGTATAAAGTGCCAATACCTAAATTACTGCGTAACTCTGCCATTGTTACCATTGCAGCGGCCATAGTGTCCTTTCTAAAAAAGCTCCCCTGGGGTTAGGGCTACTAAACCCCAGAGGATTACTAAATTAACTAACTTATTACGTTAGGTTAAAGCGGCGAACGCCACCAGCGACCAATACACCAACGGCCATGTAGCCATATAGTGCTGTCTCAATCTCGCCAGTTGCTGGCTGATTTACAGATAGTCTCAGGATTGGTGATTCGTAAATTGACACTGATGAAGGTACAACAATAAATGCTGACTCATCGATAGTAGTTGATACTGCGTTTGGATCTACGTATAGATCTAAGCCCAGTACGTTACCACGTAATGAAGTTGGTACAGCCGCTCCTGCATTGTTCATTGGATTAGCAGCGTTGTAAATTGGGCGACCAGTTGTATCGGTTGCGCCAAGTAGTAATGACCACTGTGATGTACCAGCGATGTAACGTGTTGCTAACTCACCTGTTGCTAGGTATGCAGCTGGTGCTTGTGTTGATACGTAGGAAATAATTCCTGCTGAATCTGCTGCTACTGCTGTAGCTTGTGTGCCGCCTGCAGTCAATGCTGCAATTACTGCTGCGTCTGTTGCTTTGTTGTACGCACGTGTCATGTTATCGATCATGGCTGCAAAGAATTCTGGTGAAGATCTTTCTAGAATTTCTAAGCTGTAGCGTTGTAGTCCAGCATATTTCTTAACAGTTAGGTTTACGTATGAAGATACGATACCTGTCTCTGAAGGTCCTGCTGCTTCTGCTGTTTCTGCAACTGTACCTGAAGTAGTAATTTTAGGTACTGAAATTGTCATACCTGCAGCTGGTAGCGCACGTGAACCGATTGCGTCTACTGCTGGGCGTGATCCAATAAGTGTATCAACTACTGTAGGTACAAATTGTGTTGGACTAAATGCTGGGTTAGTAGTAAATGAATCATCTGCAGCAGTTAAGAATTTTGCTACATCTGCTTCTGCTTTCATTACCCATGTTGCTGATTCGTGGTTACCTAATTTTGCTTTGATGCTGTGTTCAAGCATGTGTGCTTGTGTTCTGATTGGTGAGCGAGGCTCTGTGTAGAAGGATGCACTAATTGTTGGGCGTGCGGCCTCTACTGGAGCAACCTCTACCACTGGTACTGCTGTTGGCTCGGTGGTGTTGTCCACTTGTGCCTCACTTTCCGTAGTTGGTTGATTTGTTGCATCCGCTTCGCCTTCGCTAGCGGCAACTTTAGTTACTTGTGCTTCTGTAAATGCTGGTGATTCGACCAGGCTTACTTCTTTAAGGGTTGCTTTAGTTACATAAATGTAATCTTTTTTCTGTGATGATTTAAGTACATCTACACCAACAGATAGGCCATCAATTAACTGCTCACTTGCTAGCATTAAAGCATCTGATCCTTGCATGCTTGCGCTGATCTTAAAGCTAGCATAAATGCCATCTTGTTCTTCATTAAACTTTTGCATGCGACCAATAGGTCTGTCATTTTTATGTTGCATAAGCATTTTGATCTTGCCTGGATCTCCTACATCGATTGATCCTTTAGCAAAGACAACTTTACCAACGCTTGTATTACCGACTGTTTCGAATGGCACAATTTTGCCAGCAATAATTCTGCGCTCACCATCAGCGCTTTCAATTTGACTGCTAAATGTAAGAATCAATTTGAATCCGCCCATGTTAATACTGCAAACGTAAATGATGGGGTAGTGCCACCGATTGTGCCAACTACTCTTAATTGATCGGTAAATGCAGTAGTTAATCTAATTACTTCTCGTGTAACTGCTGTTGCTTGCGTAAATGTTGCAATAGTATTCCAGTTAGTGCCATCTACTGTGTCTTGTACTACTACATCTAATGTAGGTAATGTGCCACTAGCTGCTGTAACGTCTAATTGCATTACTAATAGTCTTGCTGCAGATAGACCTTTAACGGCTGTGCCGGTAATTGTTGCAGTACGAGCAGCTGACGCTAATAGCGTTACAGTGCTAGCAGGTATATTGGCTTGTTGTATATCGCTCATGCATTTTCTCCTTTAGCGCTGTTAATGTACTCAGCATCGCCACTTTCGTTTCCGTTGGGTGTTAGATCTTCCATTTCTTTTGCTTGCTCGATGTCAATAAGTCCTAGTGCTAGCATCTTTTCGATGGTCTCTAGTCTTGCCTTGTCATCTGATCGCAAGAATGTTTCACTGATATTAAAACGCACAATATGGCCGTTAGCAGTTATATCGTTCATGCTTAGGCGATCTTCGATAGCACAAATATATGGTTGCAGTGAATAGGCAACGAACTCTTTACGGCCATCAATAATATTCTGGTAAGTCATGCTGTTATTCATATCTGCGCTTATGTAATATGCGGGCACGTTCATGGCTCGTGCAATTTGTGTTGCAAGATATTGTGATGCTTCGTTATACATCATATCTTTAGGACTAAATCCAACAGTCTCATAAGATAGTGTGCTAGTTAAGTATGCAGTTGATCTTGATTGACGTGCCTGTTTCCAAGCTGCTAATAATCCTTGTACTTGTGCTTCTGGCATATCTGCGCCTGTATTTTTGAGAAATCCTGTCGCCATAGGTGTTTGTGATGCTACGGCTGCAGCCTTTTCTATATCTAATGCGCTCTGTATTGTGCGACCGGCAGTTTGTAATACGCCTTGTGTTAATCCTTGAAATGTAACTAAAGAGCCAACGCCAACCATAGGTACTTTTTCATTATCGATTGTGTAGTATAAAACTTCTGTACCTAATGGATTTAATTGTGCAACTACTCGTGTGTTATTTACCCATTCAAAACGTGCTGGTCTTAAATCATCTGCATAAACTTCTGTAACACGCCAGTATGCAACACCATAGAATATAAGGCTATCGACAGTCCACGAGATAGTGACGGATCGTGGCTGTCGAATATCTGGCTGTTCGCACCAGAGTGGCTTCGCTAATTCTTCGCCTGTAGATTTTTTGTACAGCTCTAATGGTAAATATCCTATAACACCTTTAATTAAATTAGCGCATCGATTAACAGCTGGTACTTGTGTTGCAAGTGTGCGATCCATAGGACCTGCACCAAATGTGTTGTAACCAAAACCAATAATGCTATCGCCCATAACGGCAGGGGCGTATTGCGCTTGTAGATTCTCAGTTTTTTTGGTTATACCCAAAGCAGACAATAGACCCATATAGGTACTTTATACCATAAATCGGACTATTGGTGCAAATTACACAAAGATTTGTGCGGTTTGTTGTGGTTTTGTTAATTGACTTACAACCATGGCCAGTGATATAGCGGCTGTAACATCGCCAGCGGATTTTCTACGTATTATGCGCCAGCCAGCATCATTAGTCTTAGCTGCACAGTTATTCAAGTGTTGTACTAGCTCTGCCTGTCCAGAATGGACTACTCGGTTATTAGCCAAACCATCGGCAAGGTCTGAACATGCCTGGTAAAACGCCTGGCCTGATACATCAACCATTCGCCAACCGCTTTGTTCAAGTCTTGTGGCAATAGTTTGTGTAGCATATTTGTCATAGCAGATTGTCGATGGGTGGTATTTTCTAGCCCACTCATTTATATCACTTGCCATCTTAATTTCATCTATTGCAATATCGCTATGCCACAGCTGTGCAAGTCCGACTGCTATTTTGCCATCTTGTACCTGGCCCATAACTAAAGCACCGGATCTTCTGGTAGGTGCAATATCAAATGCCATAATAGTTTGTGGCCCGACAGGTATCTCTAAATTGCTATCACTGCACTGTTCGATAGAACCATATACCCATGGGCTGACAGTAGAATCTACCCACATACATAACATTTCAGTCTTTGTAGCTTCTATGCTGTTTGTGCTTACAGATTCTTCAAGTGTCTGCTCTGTTATTAAATAACCCAATGCGGGGTTAGCCATAGCCCAGGCTTTACGATCAGTTATCTTAGAATGCTGTGGCGCACTGTATTCATAAAATCCTAAATTGTCAGGTGGATATGATAGGCAACGCTCTCTTAGATCATTTAACACTGTACTAAAGCCATCACCGGCATTACTTGTCATAAGTGTCATGGCGTTAGGTCTTGCTCTAGTTACCGGTAATGCAGCTGTAAAGGATTCTTGTGTCCACTCTCTTAATTCATCTATGTAAAGAAAATCTGCAGTTTTACCACGTGGTGCGTCTCTAGTGGCCGCTGCTATTTCATACCTTGCACCATTGAGTAAAGTTATAGATTCTTGGCCGTTAGCCAGGCGGATCTGTCTTACCTGGTCTTTTAAGAATTGATTATCTTCTATCGTGTATGCAACTTGTCTAAATGTATCTAGTGCCATATTTCGGTTAGATGACATGCCCAGGACATTCTTGGAACCCCATAAGAATAAATGGCTAAGAATTAACATACGTGCTAGGTGGGTCTTGCCATTTTGACGTGCTACAAGTATTAAAGCTGTTTTTTTGCGCCAATTCTGTGCATCATCTATAGATAGCAGATCATCTAGTACCCAGCGCTGCCACGGCACAAGAGGCAAACCAATCTTCGTAGCTAGATCAGCTACCTCTTGCGCTTTTGACGGAGCATTCAGTAAAGGTGTGTGGATTCTAGGCTCAATACTACCAATTAGCCCGACCCCTCGTGGCCTCTGTTTTACTTCCGCATCATTCTGCATCGAAGTTAAGCGTATCAGGTTTAATAAATGGTGAATCCGGCACTGTTCGGATCGTCTCAGGGAGAGATGATTCCCAAAAGACAGGGGGGGTCGCCTTGTGGCTAAAAAAACGGCCACCTTTAGCGCTGTTACATGATTTGCACATAGATTGTAAATTATCTGGGCTCCACATATCACCACCCTTAACACGTGGAATGATGTGATCTACTGTGTGCGCTGGCCTCCCACATGATGCACACTGCCAGCCATCACGATCTAATATGGTAATGCGTAGCTTCTTCCACTTACCACTGCCTATCGCTTTG